GTACCCCCAAACACAGCCCAGCCCATAGTGCTAGACAAAGTAGGTCTTACCACATTACCCCACACACTAGGCTTAAAGTCGCCGTATTCATCAAGGTAAACACCATTAAATCCCATGCCTCGCATTGCGTCCGCATTGTCCGAGCCAAACAGCATGATCTTTGCGCCGTTCACCAGCTCCACCGATAGGTCGGATTCATTGGTGGCTTTGGTTACTGGTGCGGCGTAGAACTTGAGGTAATCCCATGCCACCCGCTTGGCTTGGCTACGAAATGGTGCAATGTAGGCATATTGGGCTGACCTGTTGCCCTCGGTAATAGCTCGTTTTATCAGGTCATTGATTGCCGCTACGGTCTTTCCAGCTCTACGGTGGGCAACCAAGCAAGACCAGCGCTCAGTCCTGTTGTGGAATGGCATAAATGCCTCCCGCGGGCTATACGGCAGTATTATTTCCCTGCTGCCCACTTGATCACCAAGTCTTGACCCTCTGCGCCTGTGATCTCTTGCTTAACAGTTTCAGCCCAGCGCATCTGCGTCTTTGTCCACCAAATCAATGCGGTTGTGTCGCCCCCAGTGGCTTTACCAAACAACGTTTTGGCTATTTGCCCATTGGCTTTGGCCTTACCTAAGTCCAACTCGGTGCGGTAATACTTGCGTAAAGTCTTGTCGTCTATGCCCACAAGAATGGCTATTTGCTCATGCGGCAAGCCTAATCCGCTGGTGCTTTCAACCATCCTGCGAGTCTCATCGGTTGGCTTATGAGCCTTTTGTGGAATTACTGGCATCTTTTATATAGGGGAACTCGTTACGTTAGTTTAACATTTAACCATTGATTGCACACTGCTTTTGCCACTTGTTCTGTCATTTTTGGCGGTACTGACATGCCAATCATATATTTACCAATTTTATTATTTTTTGTTTTGTAATCATCAGGAAACGATCCAAGCCTAACATATTCTCTAAATGTTAAATGTCTTGGTTCTTTCCAATGTTTAAACATCGTATGAGTTGCCGTCAATGTTAAGGATGGCGCATTTGAATCAAGTTTTTTTGAATTCCATAATTTGACAGGTTTTCCTGTGCGTTTTACAGCATCTCCATAGTCTTCACCAGGTCGTGTTTTTGGCCACCAGATTAAATCTGTGTTAGCTGTAAATTTAACTTCCTCCCATTCGGCAGCAGTTATTTTTAAATCTTTTGTAGCATCTTCGCAATTAATCCATTGATGTGTAGGCGATAATTTTAATGGCGGCATATCAATATCATTTCGTATGGCACAGAAAAAAACTCTTTCCCGTCTTTGAGGCACGCCACAATCCGCAGAATTTAAAAGAAACAATTGCGGTCGATAACCAATTTTCTTAAATCTGGCCATGATCATTTTTGTATAACCCTTAGCATTGCCAATCAACATCCCTTTTACGTTTTCAGCAATAGCTACCTTAGGTTTTAGTTTTTCAACTAAATCAAGATAATCAAAAAATAAATCAGATAATACTTGTTTTGCTTGGCCTTCTCTAAAATGTTTGTCTTTACCCCAAGCTTTTTCTCGGCTGCCGGCCATGCTAAATGTTGAACAAGGAGGAGAACCATCAAGAATATCTAAATTGTAAAGCTCTTCTGGCAATTCCTTTTCTAATAATTCACCAATTGGACAAAGGAAATAATGCTTTGGATCAATATTTAATTTGTAATGCCAGGCCATCTCAGGATCAATGTCATTTGCCGCAATAACTTCACAACCGGCACGTTTGTAACCCATACTTGATCCGCCGCCACAAGCAAATGTACTCATGACTTTAATGCCGTTTTTAGGCACATTGGCCAATTCAGATAAAGTCCATGCACAATCAGGTTTTTGCATCAAATTCAAATCCGCATTTTGGACATTTGCAATTCATATCATATTCATCAGGGTCAATTTCTTCGGTATTTGATTTTAATTCTTTAATTTGTTCATCAAATAGATCAGATAATTCGATGGCATCAAATCCCAATAATTCAATATTGAAATTAGCACTTTGTAATGATCCTAATTCAATAGATAATATTTCGTTATCCCAACCAGCATTGAGCGCCAATTTATTGTCGGCAATGATGTAGGCTTTTTTTTGGGTTTCGGTTAGGTCTGCTAGCTCTATGGTGGGTACTTCCTTGTAGCCCAGCTTTCTTGCCGCTAATAGCCTGCCGTGACCTGCAATGATGCTGTTGTCCCCATCCACCAATATTGGGTTAGTCCAGCCAAACTCTTTAATGCTTGCCGCTAGTTGTGCCACTTGCTCATCGCTGTGGGTGCGACTGTTGTTGATGTATGGTATTAGGCTGTCAACCTTTTTCTGGGTAATTTTCATTCAGTGGGCATCGGATACCGCAATTCTTGCGGGCTTGCAAATGGGCTTTGACCTGCGCTTATGCGTTGCTGGGCGTAGTCTTGTGCTTTCTTGTATATCTCAGGCGTTGGCTCTATTCCCATCTTCAACAGGTCAATCTCCTGTTTGTTAAGGGTTGGCACTAACAATGGGTGTGACACCATTTTGCCGTCTTGCTCAAAGGCGCTTGAAAACTCAGTCATTGCGCCGCCTTGGTTTACAGGTATCTCACCAAAGTATCCTTTGCCCTTAAGTGTGCCTTGGGACATATCTTGCCCTTGCTCCAAATTCCTTGCGCCAGATAAGCCAGGCTCACGGCTAAGGGCTTGTGCTAACAGGCTGTAATCAGGCTTAACTTTGTAATTAGGCATCAGCAACCTCCCGCATTTTTATCAAGCCGTTAAGCATTCTGCTCTTGGTATTGTGCCACTGCTTGCTGAAATCACAGTCTTGGTAATAGTCAAACTCGGGTATGCCCAGTGTGTAATGGGCAATCTTGGCGTTTTTGTTTGTTTGCTCACCGATTAACACGTTCCATTCTTTCGGTAACTCACCGATTAGTGTTTCGGGCAACCAACCGAAACGATGCAGGTCAGCGCCTGTCTGGTCGTCTACAAATTCCGGTGTCAGCACCTTGTTTCTTGGGTGTTCGCAATTCCAAAGTATTAAACTTGACCAGTTCTTTCGAGGGTAGTCCCGATTCGCCGCTTCCATCGGTGTACCGATATATTTCTTTGGGTGCTTGGTCTGGTATTCATGCTTGACCACCTGCACCGCCTTGGTTGGGTCGAATAGCTTGCTCAAGTCGTCAATGTTTGCCAGCATCAGCATATCACTTGCGTCTAAGAATATTGCCCTGCCGCTGAACTTGGTGAAGTAGGGTACAAGAAACCGCTGGTAGGTGAATGCGTTTGTGCCGTCTCGCTGTGAGCCGTACAGAGGTGTTATGGCGACCGGCTCGCTGGTGCGCTCAATCAGGCTCTGGCAAAACACATGGTAGCCAACAGCCTCCCGAGGGTCATAGCCAGCAAATATCCTGATCATTTTTTCCCTTAAAAAGTTTGTTAGCTACACACTCCGCAGATACTGCGCTACTTGTCCGCAATTCAACTGTTTCGGGCGGCGTTTTCACTAACACGGCTGGGGACTCTGTCGGGCGGGGCGATTCTGGAACGTCTTCCATCAGTTCGCTTACCGTTTGCCACAATCCCCATGCGTGTAAGCTCCAAAAAAAAAGAGGGTCACTGACCCTCTAAAGGAGACAACTGCGCTTCTATTATAGGCATAGGAACGTCAGTAGGCCATATTCCTTGTTCACAAAGTTTTGCAACCGTTTGGTTATGCGCCAAGTACCACATTAACCGCCGTTCATCCTTGGTCAAGTCTTTGCCCTGGTCAACCTCGTAATGGCATTTGAGGCACAACGCAGCCACCAGATTGTCGTCAGCCTTAACGCCCCGACCCTTGCCACCGCCCCAGTTTGTGTGCGCTGCCTGCACCATGTTGCCCGACCCGCAGGCTTGGCAGTCAAGCCCCGCCACCAGTTTCAGCAGTTTTTTTGATCTGACGTACTCGTGTTTTTGAAACAATTATTGTCTCCAATGTGGTGAATCGGTGCTCGTTAGCGCATTCCAGCCGCCGCCTGCGCGTGTTGCCGGTGCTTGTTCGGGTTTCTTTGACTATCGTCCATGTGCCGCACACTGGGCATCTCATTTATCAAGCGCTCTGAACTTAACGCCTTGCTGTGCGCCAAACATAGTCGCCAGTTCGATCAGCTCGTTCATTTCTGCAATGCTCATGTTGCTTGTCCTAGCTCCAATGACCACAAAACCACCCTCGATGCCTGGCACAATCTTTTGCTTTTTTAGCCCCGCCGTCAATACGTCTTTCCAC